AATACCACATTATCCAGACCACATTAGAGATAGTTACAGAGTGAATGCGTCATTGGCTCAAAAGTTCGGTGCAAAGGTATATGGAGTAGGAAACCCTAATATATCGGGTCCTGAACTCGATGCCAAGAAATTAGTAGGTGAAACGGGTTATTTTCAGATAAAATTTGGTATGAATGGACGACAAGTAATGGAAACTATTGCCCAGCAAGTCAAAAATGTTCCAGATCACGTGACAACAGTCGTGGGGATCGCTGGGAGTGGTTTATCTATGTTGGGTGTAGCTTTGGGTTGTAAGTTGTATAATAAGAAAATTAAAACGATATATCCTGTAGCATTAAGTGGGTATGTGTATAAAAACAAGAAAATGTGGTATGATCGTCTCCCAGAACGTGCTCAGTTTGACGGCGATTTTCATGTAGTTCAGTCGGAATATCCATACCAACATAAACTGAAATTAGATGAATCGCTGCCGCTTGATGCGACATACGAGGCAAAGGCGTGGGATTGGATGGTAAAGAACTTAGAACCATCTGAAAAGGTGTTGTTTTGGGATGTTGGTATTAAGGAATATGATTTAGATTACATAGAACCAATAAAATGGCACAAAAGTGAATATGAACAAATCATAGATAGAGAGGTTCGGAGAAAGTCAAAGGTTACTGAACATGACTTTTTCTAATTTTTTCCTAATGTTTTTTTTCCTTTGGTATGATGACATTCAGTAAGGCGTGGTTAGAAAAGAAGATCATGTGCGGCCTATGCAACTTCGGTTGCTGTAATCACCCATCATTTCATGTGGAAATCACAGAAGAAGAACAAGAATTTTACCAAAAAGAGTATGAATTAGACCTTGAGTTAGAATGGTTACAAGATGGTTGTTGTAAGTTGTTAAAGGATGACAATACAGGATGTAGTTTAGGAGATGACAGACCATTATTTTGTAAGTTGTATCCGTTAGTGGAGAATAAGTCTAATAGATTAGTGATGAATAATTGGGGATACTTACATTGTCCAAAGCCAGACAATTATGAGTTGGACAAAGTAGTAGATGGAAAATACCATTACAAATTGAAGAAAAAACACAAAAATAAACGAAATGTAATGGTACTTGATGATAAGATAGAAAATGTAGTCAAACAGATTTGGTTACAATCAAAAGAACATATTATCAAGAAATATGGTCAAGAGTATTATGAGAAAATAAAAATGGAAATGAAACAAACAATTAAACACGAGTTTTTTTAATGTATTTAAATTACTTTGATAAATTTAGAGATATGGAGCCCTACCTTAAAATAGGTAAAAAGGAGTGGGCTTATATAAAGGAAACATTTGATAGACCAGACATTCAGGAAACTCTCGTAGAGATTTTAAAGGATTATGAATTACCCACACAAGAGTTGACCAAGAAGGATGCATACAAAGATTTTATGAAGTTAAAGGGTATTCAATGGCCAGATTATTTAGTAGAAACAGAATGGTATGCAAGGTCAGAGTATAAGTGGCCGTTAAGTAAGAAAATCATACGAAGAATAAACAGAGGTAATGATGCCAGTAATTATTTCCAGCAATATAATAGATGGTCAGTAGATGGAACTATTTCTCCAGGTCCAGTTAGGACTTGGGAAAATCCAAAGTTTATGTACACTTTGTTAGGTTCGTTATTCACACTTGAGGTTGAGAAGGTAGATAGGGGAACATTAAGGTCGTGTATTGGACTTCGTAAGTATATTTGTTCACAGTTTAAACCGAATGTGGCAAAATCCATTTATGATATATTTAAGTCAAAGAACATTCTCGATTTCAGTGCGGGTTGGGGTGATAGATTGGCTGGATTCTACGCATCAGAAACGGGAGAGTATTATTTGGGAATAGACCCACGAAAAGAGAATCATTCTATTTATGAGGAACAGGCTGAGTTTTACAGTAAACATTTAGGATTTTTCGAATATGAAAAAAAGTCAGATTTTATCTGTGAACCAGCAGAGGATGTAGATTTGAGTAAGTATGAAAATTTCTTTGATATAGCATTTACAAGTCCACCATATTTTAACGTTGAAAGATATAGTTATGATGATACACAAAGTTGGGTGAGATATAAAGATATTGATGATTGGAATGAATTATTTTTACATAAATCCTTGCGAAATATATGGGAAACTATAAAACCTGGAGGATATTTATTAGTAAATATAAGTGATGTAAATGCTTCGAGTAAAGGTAAAAAGTCAAAAGGGTGGCTGCCCATCTGTGATCCTATGAACGACTTTTTAGATACACTTAAAGATAGTGAATATCAAGGTTGTATTGGTTATGAAATGGCAAAAAGACCAAATTGTATCGGTGTTGGAACTGCCAAAGTAACAGAAGAAACTAATAGAAAACCAGAATACATATTACCAGAAAAAGATGGATTATTTGGAGAACCAATTTGGATATGGAAAAAGTTATGAACAAAGAACATACTTTATGGGTAGAAAAATATAGACCAATTTCGTTAGACACATATTTAGGTAACGAACACTTAAAGAGTAAGGTATCTCTTTATCTTGAAAATGGAGATATACCACACCTACTCTTATATGGAAAGGCAGGTACAGGTAAAACAACACTTGCAAAGATACTCGTAAAACACATCGAGTGCGATTATATCTATATTAATGCAAGTGATGAAAACAATGTGGATACAGTTCGGAATAAGGTAAAGATGTTTGCATCTACATTAGGTTTCAAAGATTACAAGGTTATTATACTTGATGAGTGTGATTATATCACACCAAACGCCCAGGCTGCACTTCGTAACCTTATGGAAACATTCAGTAAACATTGTAGGTTTGTTTTAACTTGTAATTTCGTAGAGAGAATAATTGACCCGATACAATCTCGGTGTCAGACATTCCAAACTACACCACCATCCAAAAAGGAAGTGGCAGTTCACTTATCAAAGATATTGGAAAATGAAGAAGTAGGACATGAACTATCTGATATAGCACTTTTAATAAACAGTGCATATCCAGATATAAGACGAGTTATCAATTCTGCACAACGACAATCAGTAGAAGGTGAATTGACAATAGATAAACAGAGTATTGTAGAGAATGATTATAAGTTAAAGTTATTAGAAATATTAAAGACACAAGATAGGAAAAATGCATTCAAAAACATCCGTCAGTTATTAGCTGATAGTCAAGTTAAGGATTATGCAGACTTATTTAGACTACTATATGATGAAGTAGATAGTTATGGTAAGGGACATATCGCCGAATGTATTTTAGTATTAGGAAAATATGAATTAAGTGATAGTCAGGTAGTTGATAAAGAGATCAATGCTATGGCTATGGTAATAGAATTATTAGGAGTCATAAAATAATGAATGAAAAGTATTGGGGCGAAAAGAAACCATCTGATAAAAAAGGTGCACAACCAGTCAATAATAAACCAGAAAAACACATAACAGTTCATGAGAACAAGATTTATTACTATGCTGGTGTGAATAGGGAAAGTGCAGCAGAATTAAATAAAAAGATAGGTGAGATAGAATCCAAGAGTTTGACATTAGCAAATACCTTAGATATAGATCCACCCACACTTAAAATATTGATAAATTCAGGAGGTGGTTCAATCACTGCTGGTATTTCATCTATGGATACGATATTGAGAAGTAAAGTTCCAATCCATACTTATGTAGATGGATTCTGTGCAAGTGCAGCCACATTTATGTCAGTAGTTGGTAGTTATAGATTTATGAGTAGAAATTCTTATATGTTAATTCATCAGTTATCTACAAATTTTTGGGGAAAGTATTCAGAATTTGAAGATGAAAAACAGAATCTTGATTTGATGATGAAAACGATTAAAAGAGTATATAAAGAATATACAAAAGTTCCAATGGGAAAGTTAGAAGAAATATTGAAACACGATTTATTGTGGGATGCAGAAACGTGTAAATCTCTTGGACTTATAGATGAAATAATTTAAGGAGTTATAAAATGGCTAAACAGAAAGCACCCCAGGCACAAGTTCAAGTTGACCTGACAAAGGCAGACACAATAAAATGTGATGATTGTGGGAATTATTTATTTATCACATCTCATGTGATTAAGAGAATTTCACCAATTTTATCACCAACAGGACAAGAAGCAATTGTACCAGTTCAAGTTTATAGTTGTGGAAGTTGTGGTAAAGTTCCAAAGATATTTTTGGAAGGAAGTGGACTTGGGATAGAAGAAGAAATAAATAAACCAAAAGAAGATGCACTTTCACGACCTGATTTGGGATAATGTTTAATATAAATCTACTCGGACATTATATTTGGAGAAGGATACAGAAAGATAATAGTAATCATGAGTTTAGAATGAAGCGGCCACAAGAATGGATAACAGGATTATTTGTAGGTCCTTCTGATATCCAGAGGTACATAGATGATTATTTCAACTATGGAATAGACCATACTGGAAATGATGAATGTGCCGATGATAGAATAGAACGATACTGGGATGACGCAGATGGTAAAGAAAAATAAAGGTCTGTTCGACCACATAACACACATTACACAAAAACAGACTAAAGGTTATTGGGATTCTCTAAACGAAACAGAGAAGAAGCAGTGGTCTAACTATATGATACATAGATTTCTATCTATGAAGATGGAATATGTTGATGTGGTAAATGAAATTCAGAGATACAATCTTAAACCAAAAGATTTGTATAAGTTATACACCAATGTTCTTCCAAAGAAGAAGGAATGGTTAAAATATGTTAAAGGAAAGAAGAATATGAAACATCCAAAATGGTTATTAGAAGTAGTAGCAAAATACTACGAATCAAGTCTTGCAGAAGCACAAGAATATGCAGAAGTATTCTATACTACTGAACAAAACAAGGCTAATCTCAAAACTATACTCCAAAAATATGGAGTAGATCCAAAGGAAATTCGTAAACTAAATCTACCCTAATGACCAGAGTAAACTATGAAACTCTTGGTAAGTTCGTTGATATAGATGAAAAGGACTTGGAGTTTGAAAGGGTTACAAATTCAATAGATGTAGTAGATAGAGAATATGGTGTAGAAGTCATATTTGATTATTACAGGCGTCATGGATTTCCCCACTACACAATTCGTGAAGAAGAAAAACACGAACATATGAGGAAACTCAAAAAGTTTGATGTTGATACGATTTATCAAGATAATCAAATAGTTCAGACTATGCATTGTCTGAGATTAGCTTGGTCATACTTTCCATTCTTTTGGGAAATCCGATGTGGACACGCCAAGAAAAGTCCGATGGAAGTATTTCACGATGATGATATGTTCAAATCCACCATCCGTAAGTGTTGGAACTGGGAACAGAAACATTACAAGGGTGAGGACCCAAAGGGAGAACGGAATGTGTTCCACGAGAATAGACTTCGACAATCCATTAAGATTTATACGGGTACTCAATCAGTATCCAATTTCCGTCCTACAGCAGCAAAACTCATCTACGAGAAGTTTGGTGGTGATGGAGTAGTATGGGATATGAGTTGTGGTTGGGGTGGAAGGTTATTAGGGTTTCTTGCAGCATCTAATACCAAACACTATATTGGAACTGAACCATCTACAAGAACTTATGAAGGGTTGATGCAGATACGCAAAGAATTCTCGTATATAAACAAAAAAGTTGATATATATAAACAAGGTAGTGAAGATTCCGTTTTCGGTGAATCACTCGATTTATGTTTCACTTCACCACCTTATTTCGACACGGAAAAGTATTCCGATGAGCCCACACAAAGTTATATAAAGTACCCTACTCAGGATGAGTGGGTAGATGGTTTTTTAAGAAGTACAATAGAGAATTGTTATACTGGATTAAAAGAAGGTGGTTATATGTTATATAATATCGCAAATACACCAAAGTATAAATTTATAGAAGAACAAACAGTAAAGATTTCAAAAGAGTTGGGTTTTGCTCAAGAAGATACATTACAATTAACATTATCAAGTGTGATGGGTGCGGGTTATAAATATGAACCAGTATTCGTCTTTAGAAAATAGGAGAAAGTATGTCAGAACAACGTGACCTTGAACGGTTACTAAAAGTACATTATGCGGATATGCCAGGATTGGATACAGAAACACAAATGTTATTCAAACAGTTAGAATGGGGTATTAATTTAGGTAGTAATACTATGTATTTAACTTACGAGATAGATACAGACCAATTATATTCGGTTATGA